CAATGAATCGTGGGATGTCACTGCTCTTCGCTTAGATAAACAAAAACCTGATGCGCTTGTCAAGCAGCGCAAAGACAAACAGCGTAACGACACTCACCAGCGCAATTTGGAACGCCTCAGACAGCGAGGAGAATAACCACAGCCTCTCTCTCCTACAAGGTACTAGCAGTACTCACTATTACCTATTACAACATATTCCCCTCGAAGCCGACAGAGAAGACCCACTTTTCTCTGAACTCTTCGAGGGGAATCTAATAAAATAGCCTATGAAACTCGTTATTGACGATAAAATCCCTTTTATTCACGGACTAGCCGAACAGATCGGCACGTGTGTTTATCGTCCAGGATCGGAGATTTCTCCTGCAGACGTGCAAGATGCCGATGCCCTCATCGTACGCACGCGCACACATGCCAATGAAGCCCTGCTCAAAGGCAGCAAGGTACAACTCGTGGTCACCGCCACCATCGGACATGACCACATCGACAAGGCTTATCTTGCCGAAAAGGGCATTGCTTGGCACAACTGTCCGGGCTGTAATGCGCGCAGCGTGGCGCAATATGTGCGCAACAGCCTGTGGATTGCCGGGTATGGGCTAAATGATGGAAATGCTGATTTTGAATATCTCCCAGCCAGGGACGGGATTCGCTGGTGGCAATACTCTTCAAATCCGTACGACAAGAACATTGTTTTACTAGATGATGAAGAAGCTAAAGCCAAATGGAAAAAGAATGATACCGGATGGTGGTATGAATATCCTGACAGATCTTTTCCAAAAGAAGAATGGAAAAAGATCGATGGCATCTGGTACTACTTCGACGAGAGAGGTTATTCAATAGCTTCTCGCTGGTTGAAGGATGATGGCAAATGGTACTACCTCAAAGAAAACGGCGCAATGGCCGTTGGTTGGGTGCTTGTGAATGGCAAATGGTACTATCTTGATGCTTCAGGAGCAATGGTCACTGGCTGGGTTAAATACAAGGACAAACTATACCATCTCAAAGAAGAGAACGGCGAAATGTCTTCAGAAGAACTTGTTAAAGTTGAAGGTGGCTGGTACTATGTCAACGAGGATGGCAGTCGTTCAGATAAACCAGCATTTAATGTATTACCTGATGGACTAATTGTTACCACTAAATAAAGAAAGGAGATTCTATTTTTCTTCTTAATGACCCGCAGGCTCAGGCTTGCGGGCTTTTTTGTTTGCAATAATAAAAGCAGTGACCGAAATCACTGCTTATCAGCTGTAGCAAATTCATAGAGCTTTTCTGCCGTTAGAAGCGCCATTTTGTCCATGCTTGTTTTTCCTTTTCTGAGGTCAGAAACAGTAGTCCAAGGAACTCCAGCGCCTTGCGAAATAGCAGATGTAGACATCGGGCTGTCTAATAATTCTTGAATAATTTTTCTCATACTTATTTGTCCTTTTTATTCTTTAGATAAATATATACATTGACTGCAATTATAAAAATAGCTATTGCACTAACCATTGCTTTTCCTCTTTTCATTTGATAAAATAGAGGTGTGAGGGGCTTTCGCCCCCACCTCTTAGCGTTTACCTTTTTCTTTTGCGGGATTCGGGTTTACGCTTTTTGTTTTGCCTTGCGACTGTTATTGCAGTCACCAGACTTGCTATAGCAGTTACCGTTTCAGGGATATTATCTATCGCCTTTTCAAGTAACCTAAGCCAATCTTCTTTGTTCAACTTCTTCACCTCCTTTCCTTATCTTGATTATATTATATCACGGTACACCGAGAAAGTCAAGCGTTTTGATGAAGTTTTTTTAAATTTTTTCAAAAAAAATAGACCTTGTCCAGAGGTCGGGGAGTTGGAGGGGACACCCTCCAAAAGTATTGATTTAATAAGATTTTATGCCTTCTCAACTATACGGGCAAATATGAGTATGAAAATGAATACGAAGATGAATACGATTTAAAAAAATGATAGCAATTAATGAAAATGATTTTAATGGAAAATAAGTAAAAACTCAACTATTGAAAAGCGATGATAACTATTTGTAAACGCTTTTCACTTATGGTATAAACTGCTCACGGTTTCCTGTACCCTTGAAATCATTGGCTTTATAGTGTATATCTAAAAGTGAATACGAGATTGAATACGACTTTACTTTTAGCTTGAACGGATAAAAGTCATGAGCTGATCCACGATTTCAACACGTTGATTGTCATTGATGTGGGTATACATATCAAGAGTGGTTTGAACATTATTGTGACCTAATCTATCTGAAATGATTTTGGCTGTAACACCAGCTTCAAAGAGAAGAGAAGCGTGTGTGTGTCTGAAACCGTGAGGAGTGATTTTTTTGATATCGTTATGTTCACAAAAGAATCTTCTAAGTCTCTCTTTCACAGCTGAAGGCGAAATCCATCTTCCGAAACTATTCGTAAAGATATAATTCGAATCATGTTTATAAGGCACACCAGCCTGGAAATATTCTTTTATTTGTTGACGTTTCCAGAGTTTTAATACATTCAGAGTTTCATCATCTAAGGTGATAACCCTTTTACTCATTTTGGTTTTAGGGTCCTGAGCAGTTTGTTTTTTATTAACAACGACAGCTGTCCGAGAAATGCTTAATCGTTTATTTTCAAAATCAACATCTGACCACATGAGCCCAAGAGCCTCACCACATCTCAAACCTGTAAAAGCTAGTAAGTGATAAAAGGTATATTCTACAGGCTTACAATCTACTCTGCAAACTTTAAGAAACTCAGTTAGCTCCTGTTTTGTATAGTGGTTCTCTTTGGCCTTTAAAGGCCTATTTTTAGGCTTGATAATCTTATCTAAGGGATTTGACTTAATAATGTCAATAGAAGTGGCATACTTGAAAATACGGCTGATGACAGAGTAGTAATTGGCATAGAGGATATAGCGATTACTTAACTTGATAGCAACCTTTTGACAATAAGCTACACTGATCTGCTGGATTTTCATATCTGTAAAATACAAGTCAATTAGAACATCAAGTTTTTTCTTAACGTTCTGATAGGTTGTTGGTTTTACAGTGTTTTTATAGCTATCAAGCCACAACTCAGCGACTTCAGCAAAAGTAGGATTCTGGAAATCTTCATTGTTTGAAAAACCGTTCTCTTCAACGTCTAAGAGAAGGTCACGTTCGGCTGCTTTAGCTTCTTTAATGGTTTTAAAACCACGGCGTGTTGTGCGCTTTTCTTTTCCAGTAGCAGGGTCTATGCCCAGGTATGTTTGAAAGAGATATCTAGTCTCTCCTTTTTTTGTAATATATTTTTTTATCATAAAAAGTCCTTTCTTTTCGATTGCTTGCCCGCATAGTTGAAAAGGTGTAGAACTTATGATAGACTATATGTGTATTTTTTATCATCCTTTCCATTGCTTGCTTGATGGAAAGTTGCATCCTCACACTCAACGTTTAGCGATGGCGAGTGTGGGGATTTTTTTGTTTGTGTAATCAAAAAAAGCTGCACAATTATTGTACAGCTGTTACCGAGGCAGGAGCTACCTGCCGTATTTTGCACTAGATGAGTTCATCTAGGTAATCCAACTGTATTTTATCAAAATTTCTATTTAGTTGTCAAATAAGATAGCGTGCTTTGATTTTATCGCTTGAAATTTTAAGGGGATTTTTTTAAGACTTTCAATTTAATTCGTATCTTGAATGAATCTTTAACTGTACGAAGTCTACCACTATCTGGATTGATATCTTTGTAATCACCGCCATAAATTTCAGCATTTTTAATAACTTCATTATTTGAATCGGTTGTTAATCTTAATACTTTTCTATTTTTTGACTTGGTGACATAGCCTAAGTGATAACCACGAACCACAATTTTAACAGCGTTAGGGTCGAATTCATTATCAAATTCAGGGATAAACTCTACATCTGGAATTTCAAAAGGCAAGTATTTATAAAATCTTCCTCCAAAAATCAATTCCTCTTTAATTTCTTTCGAGGTATATCCTAAATAAGGGGTATCATCTGATTCTCTTATGAGTTCTTGACATAAATCTGAGAAAGCTTCTTGGCGATAAGATATTCCTTTCACTTTCAGAACAACATCATAAATAGTTCTTTCATCAATCTCTTCTTGTTTTAATCTATTTTCTACTCGAATAGCAAATAGTTTATTCAGTTCTTCAATTTCATCTTCTAGATGATCGGTAATAGATTGTCTGGGATAGATGGCAATCAAAAAGAGCAAGAATAAGACACAAACCACAAAGGAGAAGATTGTTAATAATAAGTTCCCAATGAGATTGATTAAAAAGATAGAAATAGCCGTCAGAAGTACTAGAGAGATTATCAAAGTCCGTTGATTTTCCAACTTACTAATTGTTTTTTTGTGTTGATCTATTTGTGCTTTGATTTCCTCTTCGGTAAGATTAGTAGAGAAATATAACATGTGATTACCTTGACTTTAATTTTCTATTGGCATGAAGTTTCCGACTATTTTTCCAATAATCCTTGGACCTTCGTCATATGGTGCGAATTTATCTTTATACTTGCTATTGATAGAGACGAGTCTAAGACCGTCTTTTTCTTTATAGACTTTTTTAATATAAGTTTGACCATCCCAGTCAACTGCATAAACAGCACCATCGTAGTCAAATCCTGTTTCTTTGATGAGAACGACCTCTCCGT